CAGTGTACACGATAGCGTACTTTTTTCCCTTTTGGTCCACCAACTAAGCGCATCTGTAATCCGTCTACTTTTGATTTCATATCTCCAGCAAAATATTCACCATACTTATCTTTTTGGCGATCTCTCTGCCATGCAAAACGCCATTTACTAGCTGGATCTCCTAATTTATGAAATCTAAATTCAAGATAGCCAACTTCACCAGCTTTGCCTACAGTATTAGCCTGCAATGCTAAAATTGGATAACCAATAACCCCTGAATAACCATTTGTATTTTGGTTATTATAATTGCGGATATTAGCCCACCATCTCCCATTCGCATAAGCTTGATGATCAACATCAATTTTCTGTGGTTTTGGTTGTGGTTTAGGTGTAGATGGTTTTTCTGAAGGATTAGAGTTAATTTCTTTATTCAAGATACCTTCTACAATGGCTTCTGCACATTTTTTTGCATTCCATCTGTTAGCATCGTCCTTATCATCCACGAAGCAACATTCAACTAACAATGCTTGAGCTTTTGTCTGCGCAACTACATATAAATTATTTCCACAAACTTTTACACCTCTGTTGTGAACTCCTAGTTCTTTAGAAATCTTAGCTGCTATACGTTCTGCTTCATCAATTGGTGAATTTGAAGATTTATCATAGATATAAACCTCTACACCACCTGTTGAATCGTCTCCTTTTAAATCTTTTCTACCACTATTTAGATGAATAGAAACATCTAAATCAACAGTATGTGAATTACATTTATTAACTATGTTTATAAGATTTTGATCTTCGTCTTTTCCTGCATCGTCTGTACAGTCATATACTGTGTGACCTTCTGCTTTCAACAGTCTAATTACTTCGTCTTTTACAACTCTATCTTCTTTTAATTCATTTTTCAAAGAAGATGCTCCTGGTGTATGAACATTGTGTCCGCCATGTACATTAATTTTCATATTTCATTTCTCCTTTCGCCTTTTTAGGCATATAAAAAGACACCCATTTTTGGATATCTTTATTTAATCTTTTCTTCAATTGCGTAAATTCTCAATTCGTGACGATCAAGAATCTTTTCATTTAGTCTTTGCTTCTCAATAATTTCATCAATTTCTTGACCATGTTTGTCAATTCTCCTATCACGGTTTTTGTCGTTCTCCATCATGTTTTCGAAGTTCGTGTTCAATTTGACAATTGTTGAATTCAATTTCATCATGGGTGTGACCACTGCGATAATAGTTCCAAGGAATGACAAAAGTGCAATGATTTCTTTGTCTTCCATTTGCGTTCCCCCTAGACTTATTTTGGTTCTCTATATGTCAATGCCTGTCCGCTATCTTTTAACCCTTTTGTTGTAGGATCATTCAGTGCATTCCAAACGGAAACAACAACTAAAGAAAGCACATATGGATTAGAAATTGCACTCATCAACAAATCCCCCAATGCGCTCCATGTTGTCAAGTCCTGTGCAGTCAACCCTGCATAAGCAAGAACAGGGGTTAAAATTGCTAAAATAATTTGTGCAATAAATACTGGGTTTTTTAATCTAACTTTTAAGTTCATAATATAAATTTCCTCTCTTTCATTTCTAAATTTTCATCAATAGCAATATCTATAATCATATTAGCTGGTGAGATTACACATACCATATTGAATGTACTTCGCAATTCAGAATCAGATACAGGTGGCAATCTAATCCTTATAGTATAAATATCGCTTATCAGCTTTATCGTATAATTATCACCATACAATGCATACAGCTTGTTTTTAAGCATTGTAAATGTATAAGGTATCTTTATATTCAAACGGTTTAGAATCTCCCACCTGCGTGATTCTAGTGTATCTGTTGGTTTTGGATTTATCTTTAGAATCCTCTCCCACCTTGACAATCCATTTTCAGTAGCTTCATGAACGAATTGATCACATAATAAATTATGATATTCTTTCACTAGAAGATTGAATTCTGCACTTTCAGTATTCATGATTTGCTTTATCTCTTCAAAATCCTGTACTACTGGTGGTAAATAAGATAGTAAATCAACTTTTTTATTTTCCATTTGTCAATACCCCACGCTTCACAATTGTATTTTTATCAGCAGTATAGTTTTCTTCAATGCCATTTATCTTCGTCTCCGCAATATCTACAACTGTTGTTATGCCTAGAATCCTTGTTTCTATCTGAGAAATACGAACAATGATATTATCTTGGTTTTCCCAGTCCTTATTAAGCAATGATAAATATTCATCAATCACTGTTTCAACTTGTGATTTTACATCTTCCCATTCATATCCAGGCTGCAAAGTTGCCAATAAAGAAATATCAATACTAGCTTCATTAACTCCTGCAATAGTTACAACATGACCGATTGGAGCAATTCCAATTCCTTCCCCAGGAGATGCAACAGGATCAACTTCTTCCTGTACTGTTTGAATCAAGGTTTCATGAGGCTTGACATAATTAGAATCAGTGATAACAACCTTTACTGTTCCCCCACCATTCCATTCATGACCGCTATATACCTTGACACCGCCAACGCCCTTGATCAACCTTACTTTGGTTTTATAGTCTATTTTATTACCGCCATATGCTTCAGCTTCTAGTGATTGGAAATATCGTGTTCTTAAAGATTCTGTATCTTCTTCATCTTCACCAGGTATCAATAATTCAGTTAATTCACATGATTGTAGTCCATCTATATATTCAATTGGAATCAGTGTTCCAAAATGGTTGTTTCCTTCAATTCCAAGCGTTTCACATTCCAGTTGATATTGACCATCTGTAATTTTTTCAACAACCTTATAGTTCAAATTTTCCAAAGAAAAACGACTCCCTATAGGAATCGTTAATGTAGACGGTTTGAATATGCCTTTTAAAATCGCATTTGTAGCTGGCTGTGGTGTAATACCACGCTCTTTTGCTCGTTTAATTAAATATTCCCTTGAAGCTGTGTCCGCAAATGTTTCATCCAAAATTCTCTGTGCTTCGATATACATTCCCATCACTTCAACAGCAGCGGGGGCAAGGGCATTGTAAATAATAGAACCTTCCCTTGTATCAATATTGCTGTCTTGTTCAAGCACCCTGTCAATCATTCGTTCAAGAATGACTTCTACGCTCATATCTTCGTACATTCTATACATTCACCACACTTTCACTTTCAAAACTTCCAATATTGCTATGCACCGTAAAAGTGCAATGAACAAATTGTTTATTCACTTCAAACTCAAATCCATCAACCGAATCGATCCTATCATCCTGTGTCAAACATTCTGTTATTCTTCGCTTTAATTCAGGCAGCACATAGGGGATTGGCTGACCTATCAAATCCATCAGTTCAACACCATAGTTTTCTGAATATATAACATACTGGTAACGTTCAACATTAAGCATCAAATAAACTGCCTGTTTAACTGCATCTAAATCATCACATTTTCCGATGATGCGCTTTTTATCAATCAATAGTTTAAATGTTGATGAAGGCATTTCTTCAATATCAAAATCTGCTTCTAATTCATAATCTATTTGTGGAATCATATGCATCACATCCTGTCTAATACCACGAACTTCTGACCGCCCTGCATTCTGATTAGAATGACTTTTTCACCCTTTTTCAATCCATTGTGAACTGTGAACTTCTTTCTTCCTGAATAACTGTGACTGTGCGATACATCTATAATCGCTTCACTTATTTCAACATTCACATCAGCACTGATATCAAGGGTTGTTGTCGCCTTGCTTTCAACTTTTGTTTCAGGTGGTGTTACAGTGTTTTGTATCTGAACATCACAAGTTCCATCAATTTCTGATGTTGCTTGTGCATCATGTGAATGATTTGCATTCAAGGATACAGAATCTGTTTGATGATCAACTGTCATTTCAACTTCATAATCTTTTACCGCTCTAGTAAGTATCAGAAATTCTTCTGACAAATCCATCTTTTGTTCAACATTGATATTAAGTGGTGATGTACTTATAACAGTTCCAAAATAAAAAGCAGCTGGATTAGATGCATTAACTGCTTCCACCGCTGCTCTTTTTATCAATTCAGTTAAATTAGCCATCAAAAACACCATTGCCTTTCAATGTTAAATCCATGCTGTGATGATTTTTTTCAAACTTATGTGTTACTTTTTCAACCATCATAAAATTCTGAATCTTGGTATCATCAAGATCCAATTGAACCACAACAAGCGAGCCTGCACGAACTCTTAAATCTCCCAATACACCATTTACTTTCAATCCTTTTGTTTTTTTATTATACAGTTTTAGTAATGCATTCGCCTTTGCAGATGCATTCTCGTTTTCATCAACTGTATCAAAGTATTGAAGAACCCCCCACGTATTCATGTTCACACCATGCTGTGCTATATAAACATCACGTTTTCCTGTTTCTTCATTCTCTCTTACAAGTTTGATTTTGTTATAAGTTTCACCATCAATGGATGAAGAATAGTCCAATGTTTCGGCAGTTTCCGCATCAATCAATATTCCTACTTTTAAAAACTCGACATAGGAAAGCCTCAGTTTTCCAAAATCGTCATATAGGACATAAATTTCACTTCTATTCATCAAGGTATCATCTAATGCATTTTGAATAATATCAAACAGCGTCTGATTATCTTCTACTTTGGTTGCTATCTTGTGGTAAGTGTCATCCATCTGTCCTACATTCAAATTAAAGTCATTAGCAATCATCTTCACAAGTTCTGTTGCGGTTTTATTTTTGTAAACATAGGTATCTTTGTTCTTCAAATACCTTAATTGATCATATGCAGTAACTTTTATGTTCTTTTCTTTGTCATATGACTTTTTGAACACAAATCCAAAGAAAACATTTGTACTGTCTATTCTTAATCTAACAACTGCACCTTCTTCAAATTTCAGCGTATCATCCTTCAAAACTGTAAATTCAAGTTTTCCCGGTGCTCCTTTTCTTTCTAGCGACCATTTTACATCGTCATGAACAACAGGTTGATAACATGTATCTTTCCATTGAATCAATAATTCCATTTCCATAATCAAACCACCTTAACCGCATTCGCAAGAACCCAACCTAACCATCCACCGCTTGGTGTAGTGATGTGATAAGGATGAGAACCTTTTGTATTGATGAAGTTAATCTTTCCTTTATAGTTCTTTCGCCATTGCCCTGGACCGGCACCATAGGAATCCCTATGTAATTGTCCGTTTACAATAACATTACATCCAATCGTTGGTTTCTTGTTTGATGAACTAGAAGGAGGCCTTGGCTTAGGCTTTGGTTTAACAACAGGTTTCTTCCTAGTATCCTTGATAGTGATTTTCACTGTTTTAGTTCCATAATCAACATATTGTTTCAATGTAAAAGATACTTTTATATCAAAACCTTCCCCAGCATCTTCAGAAATCGTATATTCTTCTAAAGATACTTTGATGTTTGTATCAAAAAGCAGTTTTCCATTTGGTGTTGCCCTAGAAACAATAAACTGAAACGGTTTTCTTGAAATCTTTAGTTTTTCAAATGCATCAAGAAAGTAAGCTGCACCTCTAAATCCATTAGGATACGAAGCAAAGGGATACTTCATTTGTGGAATAAGTGCTTCAAATGTAATTTCGGTTAATCCTGGTCTTTTCAGAATATTTACTTCCTGATCATTAATTAGATTGATTGTAGTGTTTTGATTGTTAATCTTCATTTCCATTGATTCAGGTGCAACAGGAAGCTGTACCTTGTCAAAGAAAAAATTATATCCTTTTGCCATCTGCACAACTCCCCTTTCTATGAATGTACACCTTCAGCAGTAGAAAGAAGTTCCTCTTCTACTTTTTCAGTAAGTTTATTTACGACACCATCAATATCCATGTCACTATTTATGTTATTGTGGTTTGTCATATCAATTTTTATTTCTGCTGTAGTGAAACGGTTGATAGTTTCCTGTTCTGCGATATCTCTTAGATATTTTAAATCTTCAGATGTAGCAGTAAGCTCTTTTGCCATCTTAGCTGTATTTCCTGCAGTGTCTTTTCCATCACTGGCCATATCACCAAGTCCTGCAGCATTTAATGCATCTGTAATATTATCAGAAGCATTACCTTTGTTCCCACCAAATAAATTGCTTATTCCTTTTTCGATGCCTTCACCCCATGCATAACCAGCACTCCATGCTTCGCCAAGTGAACCCATCTCCATTTTGGGCGCGGTCCAATAATCTTCCGGTTCATCACCTACCCAATTATTGATTCCTTTCTTCATATTTTTAAGTGAACCAGTAACTGAACCTACTGTTTCTATTTTTCCAACCGTCCCTATCTCTACTCCCGGAATTTTATTTAATAATTCAATAAGTCCGTTAAGAGCTCCAATAGCGATATTCACTGCATTTATAAACAAATTGGCAAGCGAAGTTGCAGCACTATCCCATCCTTCTGTAAAGGAAATCGCCATATCTAATACATTGTTTACCAAATTCCCAAATAGCCTTTTAACTGCGTATATCGGATGATTCCATACATTTACAAAAAACTCAGCAACCGATGCAAATATATTCCATAAGAATGCAAACATATTAAATAAAAATTGCCCTAATACAGCAAAAGCACCAGCGACAATACCGGTTGCACTTATTGAAGTTCCTGCGAATGTATTCATTGCCCATACTCCTAAATAAATGGCTGCTATAACTGCAATGAAAATTGCCACAAATGCTAGAACAGCAGTATTAACACCCCATTGGGCTGCCTTTTGTGCAATAGTAGCCGAAACCACACCCCATATTCCTTTTTCTTGAATACTAAGTGCTGTAACTTGCAACCATAATATACCTAAACTTATTAGCTGGATTACTTTCATTACTCCTAATGCAGTATAGTATAAAGCAACTGCCGAAGCTGCTATGCCAAAAGCAATACCTACACCTTTTATAATTGGTCCAATTATATCCCAATTATCACCAATGAAATTAGCACCCTGCGCCATTAGATTTATCGTCTTAGCCGCAACATCGCCTAGAAAGTACATTCCCTGTGTTACAGAATTAACAAAAGAGTTAAAACCTTCATTATTAGCAAGTGCATTTATCTGTTGCAGAACGGGTTGAAATGCCATTAATGCATCATTTTTAAAGGTTGTCCATGTTTGCCCCCAAGTTTTGGGCATCTTATCGAATTGCTTATTTGTTTCATCAATTGAAGAAAGCATTGCATTCTTAACAATATCAGCGGTAATTTGGCCATCTGACGCCAGTTCCCTAATCTTTCCGATTGGTTCGTCCATATAATCTGCAATGGATTGAATAACATTAGGTGCAGATTCAAACACTGCATTCAATTCTTCACCGCGCAGTACCCCTGAACCTAATGCTTGTGTCAACTGTAGTGTTGCACTTGACATTTCTTCTTGTGTTGCTCCTGCTATGATGAATTTCTTATTTAAAGTTTCGGCAAAGGCAATTAATTCCTTATTCGAATCAAATGCATCTTTAGCATTATTACCCATCTTAGCAATTACATCAGCAGTAGCTGCATATGGTGCCCTAGCATCTTGTGCAGATTGAAATATCATCTGTTGTAACTCTTGATTAGTTTGAAGTCCGTCATTGATCATTGATAATTTAGATTCTGTCAATGCCATTTGGTCTGATATATTGACAATCTTTCCTACAGTTTGAAACCCCATATAGGCAGCAACTAATCCTTTTGCTTTCTTGATAAGTCCATCAGTAGAACTTTTTCCTTGATTTACTTTGTTATTAAAATTCTGTTGCTGATTGGCTGCTTGTTTAATCTGATTTTCTACACCATCCATTGTAACTTCCATTCTTGCAAGTTCTTCTCTAGCGGTTTGAAATGCCGATGTATCAACTGCATTACCACTTTCCATTTGAAGTTTCTCAAATGAATTAATAACAATGTTCATAGCTCGATTCATTGAAGTGAACGCTGGGGTCATTCTATCTTGAATATTTATGATTGTTTGAATTGTAGCCATTCATCCACCTACTTCCTTCTTCCTTTTCTGCTTTGTGCTTTCATCTTTTTAGCTTCTTCTTTTTCCTTCTCAATTTTGATATTAATAGCCGCTATAACGAATGCACGTTCATTAACATCTAATGAAAGAAATTGAGAAGGTAGCATTTTGAGTTTGTGAAGGCAATAGTAAGCATAGTTCGCTTCACCATCGCCTTCATTAATTAGTTTTTTGCTTCTTCTACCTTTTCATCAAATGACTGATTAAAACCATTAATCTCCTGAATTTTTTCCAAGTAAGATGCATATTCGCCTGGTTTAAGCATTTTCTTCAACAATGCATCTGCCCCCATTACTTTGTAAGAGTTTTGAAGCTCTGCATCATGTAAGTTAGGGAATACTGTACATTCAACAGAAAGCATCCCTGTGTACTTATCCCAGTCCATTTCTTTTGTGTACTGTCCTTTTTTACCTGTCACTTCTAATCGCTTAGTACATGCTTTTCTTAGTTCTTCGTCACGCTGTGAATCAATACATTTAATTTCCCACTCCATTGGTTTTTTGGTTTCAGGATTGATAAATCTTTTTGATACAACGTGTTTAATATTTTCTTCTTGCATAACGTTTTCTGCCATAAACATTGATAATGTAGTCATATTTTATTCCCTTCTTTCTTTTAACTAGAAAAAGGACCTGTTACGGTCCTTACATCATTCCCTGTAATAGTTTGAATTGTTCCGGCATTTCAAAATCTTCAAATGTGAAATCAACATCTTCATCCAAGTAATCCGCATCAGCATCAAATTTAGCTAAAATCATGCTGTCAATATTGCAGTCAATGAATGTCACTGTCTGTCTGCCGACAGATGAAGTTGGGTCTTCATTCGTACATTGCATATCGAAATAAACATCTTCACCAGTTTCTTTATATCTTAAAGCCATCTGTCTGAAAACCGAAGTGTTATAATGCAATGTCATTGAACCTGAACCTGTCCATCCTGTTGTCTTATTCCCTTTTCCTGTTTTTCCAAGAATAGGAACTGTAGTCTTTTCTTTTTCAAAATTTGCTTCAAATGAAATAGCCTGTGCAATGTTATATCTATTTCCTGCGATGGTAGCAAACAATTCAGCCATTGAACCGCTGATTGCATCTTTTGATTTCATTGTTACCTTACCCATTATTCACACCTACCTTTCTTAAGCAATAACACATGTCATATACAACTGACTCATTGCATTGACAGGTGTTACTTTATCCTGAAGAACAACTGATTTTTTAGTCTGTCCTTGCTCGACGATTACATCTTCAGAATTAAAATCTTCAATAGCACCAACTGATTCAAGTTCCTTATGATGTGAAACTATATCGCTCCACAGTGATACACGACCACTAGCATTATTTGGGATTTTTCCCAAGTATTTAGTATTAAATAATGAAGCTACATCGTTTGCAATCTGATCAATAACTCTGATTGTCTGATTGCTGGAAAAATCAGAACCTTTGCCATCTATAAATGAAACAAACGTATTAATATCTTCAAGAACTCGCACTTCATTAGCCACTTTATGAAAAATGAATTTCCCTTGTTCTAGTGCTTCAGCAAGCTGTGCCTGTGTGTAATTAACATCAATATCAAATTCACCATTGTAGGATTTATTTGTATTTGATTGATTTACTGGACATCCTGCAATAATACCTGTTGTCCAATAAACAGCAGAAGCTTCATTTGTATCATCATTTACCTTGTTTTCTACAGAAACGATACCCTCATAATCAGCAGTGTTCTTCTTATATACTACTGATTGGAACTTAGCACCGATTTCATCACGCATACGTTTTGTGAAGGAAACAATCAATGATGTAATAGTTTCATCTTTAACAGGAACACCAAGTGCATTAAAAGAATACGCTTCTATCTTGTCCAAGAAGCCCTGATATTCTGCTGTAGATACTGCTGAACCGTTTGTTCCTGCTGTCAATGGTTTAGCTGCTGTTTCTGCCAAAGGTACGCTTTTGAATGTTACCCAATCGTTCGCAACAAGTTCATCCACTGTTGCAACAGTCTGCATATCAACAACTGTATAATCAAGAATTGTTGAAACATCAAATTTAGAAGGTTCATCAACGTTTGCAGAAATAGCAATTTTTAAGTCATTCCCACGAATGCCAGCACATTTTGCTTCTGCTAATTCATTGGATGCTTTAACACCTGATTTAATCAATCTATATGTGTATAATGTTCTAATGTTCATGAACAAATCTCTTAAACCTTTCATCTTTTCATGCCCATAATCATAACCGAAGATATTCAAAGCGTTCTTTTGAAAATCCTCGCTTGATACCGTGATGATTTCCCCTTCAATACCCCAGTCCATTACCAAAGGCATTGCAACAATACCACGATCTGATAATGTACTGGATGCACGTGCGGCACTTACAAAGTTAATATAAGCACCTGGAAGCTTTTTGTTTTGTGAAATAAATACACCGCCACCTAATGACATCTAACATACCACCTTTCTTTTTAGTTCTTTCTGAAGCAAATCTTCTACTTCTTTTACTGTGTAAGTTTTATCATCTTCTAAGATTGCATCTATCAAATCACGTTGATATTTAAAAATCTTAGAATGTAAAAAAGCACCCTTTGGATAGGAGGCTTCATGTTTCTTTTCTTTTGTTTTTATTGCCATCAAATCACCCCTTTGTTCCATTTTCAACTGCAATAGATTCCATCATGTCCTTTGCATCTTCTGTTACTTTTGCTACGAAATTGTAATTCACGAAAAAATGAAGAACACCATCAACAACCTCTGCTTTCATCTTAGTTCCATGCATCGCATCGCCATCAAGCAATGTAATCAATTCTAGTTCATTCATCATCTGATCAGCAATTTCATAGCATTGCATTTTACCTTTTGATGGAAAGAAAAGAATATCAAAAGGAACTAATCGTTTAGAACGTGACTGAAGCAATGGTTCTTTGGAATAATCAACAAGAGTAATCAGGAAGCAAGGCTCTTTCAACCCCTGTACGACATCTTCCTGATTAATCTCAAATTCATCACCAAACACTTCATGTAGTCTAATTGCAATTGCATCCATAATATCTTTAATCACTACTAAACACCTCATTTAATTTTTCAAGCAGCATCTTCTCAATGATTTGTTCTTTCTTGGAATCAACCATTTGCTCTGCTTTGGTCAACATAAATCTACCTTTTACCCAGCTGACCTTTAGCACCATCCCAGTATGAGAATCAGGATCATAAATAAAATCATTGCCTTTCCAATAACCTGGAACAAATCTTCCTGGTTGTTGTCTATGACCATATTCAACATAGCTTGCATATTCCATAGAGTTGATAATCTCTATTTCATAAGTTGCTCCACCTACATTTACAACTTCACTTACTGACCATGCCTTTCTTAATTCACCTGATTTAACTGGTGTTCTTTTCACTGCACTTCTATATACTCTTTGTGCCAAGTTTTTTGCAATTTCAATGCATAATACTTCTGAATCTATTTTTTCAAACTTCTGCATTTTTTTTTGTAATTTTTTTAAGTCCTTGAAATCAACCTTTCCCCATCTGGCCATACAACCAACACCTACGCATACTTGTCAAATAGTTCAAGCATGATTTCCTGATGGTTCGTATATACAGCAGGAACACCACTTTTTTTATAATCAACTGTTTTTCCTTGGTGAGTAATAGAGATTTTAGAACCAGGCTTAATTTCTATTTCAGGTGCAATGAATAGCTTAATCGTTTGCTGTTGCGTTGATGCATGTTCATCACTTGTAACAGTTATAGAAGAAAATGACAATCTGCATTTCTTGTTTTCATGGACTAAGACTTCGCAAGGTTTATTAACATGGGTAACAGGATCTTTTGTATTCTGCCATTCGTATACATTGCACGTATCTTTGTACATTGATTCAATTGCTTTTCTAACAGCATTCATCATGTCTACCACACAAACTTTCTGAACTTTGCAAAATCATCATTTCCGCTGTTCGAAAGTTGATTCACATAGGTATCAAATTTAGCCTGTGGCGAAGAATTAACATCAAATGATATAGAAGTGTCCCCTTCCTTAATTGAAGCTACTACACCATCAAATTGTTCATCTGAAAGCACACCACTTGATCTTACTACTTTTAGAAATTCGCCACATACTCTATCAATAAAAACAAAATGAAGCTCACTAGGAACTTCATCTTGATTTATCTTATTTTTGATATCCTGCTCAACCTTATCAATAATGAATTTCAATAAAAACTCATCATTTTCAGAAACTTTGTAATTCAACGTGGAAAGTCTTTTAACGATTTCATCCTTGATTGTTTCAAACATAGGCATTAACCACGAGAAATAATACGTGCAATGGCAATCGCTTTATGGTCATAGTATTTCTTAGTAGATGATGAACCATCATTAATCAATTCCCAGTTAGTAGGATTTTCGATTTCATTTTTAGTTGGTGATAATGAAGCCACTGATTTATTAGTCCAAGAGAAACCAGGAACAGCAACTGCTTTACGTTTACGAGTGTAAAGAGTATCTTCACCACCGTTTTTCTTAGCATCACGTGCCATTTCGTAAGGAACTTTAGCACCAATATCCTCTAAGTTGATTGAACCGTTACCTAATATATATGTTGTATATTCAGTGTGCTGCGGTAACAAGTAAACATATTCATCAGCAGCAATATCTGAAATATCATCTGTTACATCTGCTTTATTCACTTCACCATCTCCTGAAGCTCCTGATTCCTTGACGAGTTTAGCACCCTGAACTGTTTTATCACATCTGATGTATTTGGCATCAACAACAACTGTAGGCATAGAATCATCAACTATAACCAAACGTCCGTTCCACGTGTAAAGTTCCAAATCTCTCTGAATACCCTGTGCATCAGTATATTTTAATCTTTCAATCAAGTTCATATTTTCTAAGTTAGTAGATACCTGAGAATGCATAATTGCAAGATTGAACACACCTTTATTATCACCACATGCTTTCTGAATTGTAGTATTCAATGATGTTGGTCCTACTTTTGCAGCTGTATCATCAATCATCTGTGCGATGTTGTTTGTATGATTGTTTACGAAATCAGCATTTCCTTTACCTGTCATTGAAAAGATACCTTTTAAGATTGCAAGTAATGTATCTTGATCAACGTTATACCAGTATTTAATCAGCTTATCACGTACATTAGACATAAAATCAACTCCACCGGTAATATCGTAAGAGAAGTCTTTCTCTGTCCACCCTTTAGCACGACCATACACAAATACTCCTTGCGTATAAGTTACAGTAGAATCAGCACTAATATCTGTTGCACCATCATAGTTATCAGGTTCTGACTGTTCTAAGTTTCCGTAGAATGGGATAGTACCATAATATGAACCAGTCTGATTTGCAAACAGGTTTCTTAATTCTGCATTTCCTGTGATTGCTCCTGATTCTAATAGCTTGTTTCTTTTGACATCAGGAACTGCTTGCATATAGCGTCCAAATGCTTCTTCATTAAACGTTTTTGCATTAAATTGTTTTGCCATTTTCTTAACCTCTTTCCTTTAATTTAATTTGCGTTTGATTCAGCTTCTACTTCTGCAAGAAAATCTTCATAAGATTTATCCTCCGGCTTTTTAGAACCTGGATCAGTTGGATTGTTTGGATTAGTGTTTGTAGGATTTGCACCCTTGATAGTTGTTGATGGTTTAGCATCATCAAACAGGTAAGCATCAGATTTCTTCAAGGCTTTGATTTTGTCGTCAAGTCCTTTGATTGTTCCATCATCAGCAAGTTCCACATCTTCACCTAAATCAAGAAGTGCTTTAACCGCTTTAGCATTCTTTGCTTTTGCATCAGACAATGCTTTTTCAAGTGCAGTTGAAACTTTTAATTCCTTGATTTCTTTTTCATGTGCTTCTTTAGCCGCTTTGTTATCATCCTGTAATTGCTTAATCTGCTGTTTAAGAGTTTCAGGATTATCAGGATTGTTTTTCAGTGTTTCTAACTGTGTATCACGTTCCTTGATAGTTTTGTTAGCTGCATCAAGCTGTGTCTGAAGTTGTGTAATTTTTGATTTCTCTGCTTCAATGTCTTTACCGTTTTCAGCCATGATCTCATCAATCACATCTTTTTCTAAACCTAACCCTTTTAAAAATGCTGTTTTCATAATCTATTCATCCTTTCATTTAGGCTTTTTTAGGTGGTTGCCATCCACCAATGAATTTTCATTTTTAGGTCTTGTTTTGACCTAATATAAAAAAGACACACCTTTTAGATGTGCCTTAATTACCATATTCAATTGTTATTTAGTTAATTCTTCATGCCCTAAGTCAATTAGAACTGCTTTTACTTCATCTTTTAGAACAGTTGGAACATTTGCATATTCTAACTTATCATCTAAGATTCTATAAGCTAAGAATTCAGCCATACTTATTCACCCCCTAAAGTCATAAGAATCAAATCTTGAAGTGCTTTATCAGTTAATTCTTGTTTTTGTTTCAATATTTCAATTTCACTAGGCTGTGGTTTAACAGGTGGATATTTTTCTGCTTTTTCTTCCTCTGTCCATTCGACAAAATCATCATGGAAGTTAGGAATCCAATTTTCATCAAATAAAGGTTTTCCATGAAGTTTTTCTGAATAATTTATTTGAGCATAACCAAATATATTGCCATCGAATCCTTCGTTAATAAACTCATAACCATCTTCCATCATTTTTTGTTCTGTTCGTGAATCCCCCAAAGCTTGATTACCTGTGCTCCAAATATCGACAATACTTCCTTGTTCGTCTTTTTTGGCATATACCTTGTAAGACACTGCGTTTGGGTCTATTCCAAAACCTTCGTCAATTTCTGTATCGACTAAAAATCCTTCATCAATATTTTCATCTAGGTTCATATTGTTACTCCTTTCTATAGAGGTTCACAAGTTACAAAAACATTAAACGTATATACATTGTTTTTTAATGATTCACAACTTCCACCCTTGTATCTTATAAAATTTGCAAAATATTTATCTATGACAGAGAAACTAAAATCTGCTTGATTAACTGCACCATCACTATTTGCAACTGATAGTATATTCATTATTGGATTGTTTTCTTTTGCCATTTTGTAACTAAATCCATTCATAAAATATGATCCTGTTGCAGTTACAGTAAATTTTGCTCTTTCGCAAAAAGGTAAACATCTTGTAAGTGCTAGTGTTTTATCTTCTGTTTGACCTTTATAAGCAATTTCTCCTTCAAATAAGCGTACACTATGCACTTTTAATTGAACGTTTGTATCAGTGTTGTTAAACACTAAAACATCAACATTTTTATTTTCATCAATGTCCGTACTTTGCAAAGCCCAAGTAAATACATACTGTTTTCTTTTAGCTTCTACCTGTATACTTTTTCTTTGTTTACCGAATCCAACTTCGTTTGAAAAAGAAACATTACTCTCAAAATCATAAACAACTGTAAATTTTGTTCCAACTGGATATTTACTAACATTAGGATTCCTTTGCCTTAATACAGTTTGATTCGCCTTTGTTTTGTTGATTAAAACCCCATATCCACTTGGTAATTGTGAAAGTTTATTTCCATTTGTTAGAATACAGCTCCACATGTCTAATGTATATCCGTTTTCGATATACTCACTTTTACCTCTTTGATTTATCTGAAAATCTCCGTTGATTGTTAAACTTTGTGGTGCTGTCATAGGCACACTAGAAAGCACATTACCATTTGCATCTGTTATTTTAGATTTTGCATTTAGCTGTGTTTGAATACCACTTGTAACTCCATCTAAATATCCTAATTCAGTTGCAGTAACAGCAGATACAGTAGGTTTTCCTGAACTGTCACTTACTAATGCTCTTGAAGCTGTTAAACCTGTGATTTGACTTGCAGTATGAGTATGACTTGAAGCAGCCGCACCAATTGAAGATGGTGTTATGTTTATATTCTTAGCTGCACTTCCGTCATAAGTATATTGGTTTGTTCCCTCGGTAGTTCCACCGTTCAACTGCACTTTCATTGAAGTCGGATTTTTCAAAGATGTTGGTTTATTCGTCAAATCGTTATATGAACCACTAAATGCAACTGCTTTTAAATCTGAAAACCACTTCATAATTTTCCCAAGTGAAGCACTTAACTTTTCTCCTGTTGTAAGATTTGTTCTTGCAGCAGCTTGTGTAAATGTATTTGTAACATTACTTGCATTTCCTGTTGTACCAAGTTTTGCATTCAGCTTAGTGTCAATTTCCGTTTCAGTATAGTATCTATCATCATGAGTATGAATAGAAGGTGCTTTTTCATTTAGTAGCGTATCTACATTTTTACCAGCACTATTAACCACAACATCTGTTGATGTATGTGGATAGAAGACATTACCGGTTTCATCATCAATCCATTGTCCTTTATATATTGCCATACTTCACCACCCCTAACTAATCACTTTGAAAAATAGCTTTGCTGTTTTACCACTTGCATAATCTGTACCATATTTAACACTATCGCCATCTTCACCTTTATCGCCCTTATCTCCTTTTGGTCCTTGACTTCCGGCTGCTCCTGTATCTCCTTTTGGTCCCGTTGCTCCTGTTGCACCCTTAATGTTTCCTGTTTTTTGCCATGTACCTGTTGCTTTGCTATAAACATCAAAATTTGAAGTATTCAAATAAAAATCGCCTGTTTTTCCCTGTGTACTTGGTGCTGTTGTTCCGAATAGCCATGTTGCTCCATCTGCTCCTTTTGCACCAGTGTCACCCTTAGCGCCAGTATCTCCTTTGGCTCCTACTGCACCGTTCGCACCTTTTAAATTTTTAAAAGCGAAAGCAAACGTAGGCGCAGTTGCTGTTCCACCTTTTGTGATTGTGACCGTTGGCGTTCCAACATTTGCATCAATAGTTGCGGTTGCGCTGATTGTCGGTGTCGTTCCGTCTGCTCCATTTGCTCCTGTTTCTCCCTTATCACCTTTTTGTCCTTTTAATGCTCCACTATCAAACTTTTGTTGAAATGTTTGACCATCTTCAAACGTAACAGCATCAGCACTTGTCTGTACATCGACTTCTTTAATAATTTCGCCTGTTTCTTCATCTAATAATTGAACCCTTACTTTATCTAAAGCTGCCATTTTATTTTTCTCCTTTCGTGTCTATCACTTTTAAACCCATGTTTGGGCTAACCTTGATATTAGTTTCTGTTGGTATCTGTACCTTATCTGTTACGACAAAACATAGTTTTATATCATTTATATTTTCGTTTTCTTTCATCTTAACTTTATAATCTTTTATTTCTTTTTCATTTTCATCCAACCTTGTTCCTAATGTTAACTTTCCACCACGTGCTTCTACAACTTCTTTTTCAATTGCATTAGTACCTTCGTAGTTAATTAACTGTTCAATATAATCTTTCATTTCCTCGACTTTATTTGCATTGTTTTGAGCTTCTGTAGCTTCATTCTCTGCTTTTAAAGCCGATTTGGATGATTCAGTTGCTTTTTGAGTAGCAATCTTCGCTTGTTCTTTTGCAATATCCGCCGCATTTGATGCAGTTGTGTCAACTTCATCCATTCTTTTTTCCCATTGCTGAAGAATAGTTGGATACTTGGCTGCAACATGTCCATCACCATCGTGTGATTCAGAAATAAAAATGATTCCCTGATGAGAGAACCACAACACTGCTTTTTCATTTGCTATATCTTTAAATACAATCTGATACGTTATGTGACCATCTAACTGAGTTGTGCATCCGTCAACTCTCCATGTTAATTTAAGCTTTCCTTCAACAACTTGTTTTTCAAGTTTAACTTCATCAACTTCTTGATTTACCATGTCACATACTGCATAAGCATCCATTTTAGATAAATCAGTAGTTTCATAAATGTAATCTTCCATTAAGAAAGTCAATACATCTGTTCCACTTGAAAACTGCTTCAAATTGATAACAGCTGGGTATAACTGCTTGCTATCAAGTGTTATCTTAATATCCATGTGTTTATTCCTTTCTTGTTTTTAGATATGAAAAAAGCACCTACTTTTTAGCAAGTGCTTTATCCGCCTGTTCTTGTGTAAGATGCCCATATTTAACAAGCAAACTAAATGCTTCTTCTGTTTTCTTTCTTCTTTCATCTTCTGTTATTTCAGTTCCTTTTTTAACTGTATAACCATTCATCGGTGTATAGTGAACTCTTACCAAAAATTTTTCGTGATCAGTTAAATATTTATAATTGATTCCTTTGTCTTTTTCAGACATTTTTAACCATTCATCTAATGTAACTTTCTTTCTCATACTACACCTCTTCTAAAATAATGTATGTTTTACCATCACTTTTCTTCACATTAATAACTTTGAATGTAGAACCTCTTTGATAAAAAACTTCCTTAATATTTAATATCATAATCTAATTCTAAATAACCCATTTCATATACGTCTTTGTTGTTTTTGATACAGGTTTCAATCATTTCAATTGCTTCTTTTTGAGGTCTGTATAACAAAGGAATTGAAGGAAACCCATCTTCAAATCTATCGTTATATCTTTTTATCGCTTTTCCTAATTCAGTTTCAGGCTCATAGTCAAAACTCGGCAACCTATCTTCATCATAATATTCTTTTTTCATCTTATTCAACTCCTTTCAATATTTCAATCACTGCTTTGTATGAGTTTGGTAAATATTCTTTCACAAACTCTAATTCTTTACCGCCACAAATATAAGCACTCATAATGTTTGCCCACATTTCACTGGCTGCTTCATATTGTCGCATAATGCTCTTTACTTTTGCTTGCTTTGAGGCATCAAGACCTAATTCTTTATAAACCTTTTGAATGTCATTATGAATTTTTAACTTTTTCGCAAGTTCAAATTTCCGATTGTAATAGGATTCTCCATGCCCCCAATTGATACGTGATTTAACAAACAATCCATCTATAGCATCTTGAACCCCTGCACTTCCGTGATGCTTAGATAAAAGTTGCTTGACATCATTGTTAAAAATACTTTTTAAATATTTTTTATCTTCTCGCACCGCTTCTAGGAATTCATCACTTGAACTCACACTTTTTTTGAACCACTCTTTTGCCCATGATCCTTTTGATTCTAACACTTTATTCAAATTGTCGATTTCTTTGAAGTGGACATTGAATTTTGCTTTTGCATCAAAATAATGTCCATATTCATGCGCTAAAGTTGAATATTTGTGTATTTCCTCATATTCCAAACCTTGCTCATAACTAAATTTCAAAGTATTTGAAGATGGATTATAGGCACCACCATTTTTCGTTACCGTTATTTCGTTTATTCCATCAGCATATTTAGCATATATTTTCTTAATATTTTCATCTTCATGACTATTTAGCATATCTGTATATGCTTTATAATCATTATCGCTCATTGCACCTTTTAATTTCGTCGTATTTCCGATAATGTCAAATGTTGTTTCTTTGGCACTATCATTATATAGCATTTTCCTTAATTCTTCTATTCTTTCTGATAATTCTTTAGCTTTTCTAATTTCTTCATCAGTTGCACCATCAAATCCATCTTCGATACTGCCAAAATCTTTCATGAAGTCATCATAAGAATATCCTTCTGTTAAATCACTAAATTCTTTTTCTGCTTCTGTTAAACGTTGCTTGATAATTTCTACATCAACTACATTGGCCACTTTACTGAATTTATTAAGAATACTTTCATCTCCATCAATAAAAGCCTTATACCACTCATGATACTTCATATTTCCTGGTACAGTATAATAAGATCCATCAGAATCATCACGTGCTGCACGCTCTTCATCAACGGTAAACTCATCATCAAAATAAGGTGCAGTGGCCGTTCTACATCTATTATGAAATGGTGGAGCAGTTGCACCCGGTGCAAAATCATCAAGTTTAAAATGCTTTCCATCCATTTCTCTGCATATATCAGATGTCTTACTGTCTAATGTTGCCACTATCTCATATTCCTTAACACCTAAGTCATTAAATGCATCTTTTTGAGCTAACGATTGGAAATATGCCTTTTCAGTTTGCACAAGGTTTTCAGCCTGATGCCTTTTAACATTGAATTGCTTTGTGATTTCATCAATCAGCTTATCAGCTCTTTTGCCTTGAATAAGATTAAGCGTCAACCCATCATGCAGCTTTTTGACAAGTTCAGGTCTGTATTTACCCCATATTCTTTGACTGAAGTTAGTTCCATCAGCTGTCCAGGGTTTAGACATTGCCTTGTCAATAACCTTGTTATCTAGCTTCATCAAATCCCACCCAATGCCCAAACCTTTCTGAATCTCAAAAGCACTGTGATAGTAGGAATCAGTAAATATATCACGCATCAGCTTATCGATACCATCTGCTTCATTACCCATAAGATATTCAACATTCTGCTGCATCTGTAGTTTTAATGCTTCTAATCTTGTGACATGAAACTTAGTGGATGCACGTTCAAGTTCATCAACCCATTGAGGATCAAGGCTCTCACCTTTCTTCACGTATTCCTCAACGTTCATTCTAAACTCTTTCAATTCACTCTTAGTTAGCTGTTTCTTAGCTTCTGCAAGTGTTATTCCTTCCGTTCTAGCATACCTTTGATACCATTTAGCAATATCCTTTTCAGTTTCTGAAATAGCTTTACTATAAATACGCTCCAAATCATGAAAATACTCAATGCCTTTGTTGTTCATTGCATCTTCTAATAATTCAAAACGTTTTTCCCAATACTTCCTATTGCTATTCCAGTTCTTATATAATCCCTGTTCCCTTAGAATGCCTTCTAATTCAGATATGGTCATTATTCATCACCCGCATCTTTTAAAACGCTCTGTGGCTTGTTCTGTGCATTCTGAATAGGTGTTTTATTAAAGGTTGAATTGTAATCATCAAGTTCAGCTTTTTCTTGTTCTTTCTGTTTCTTCATGTTTTCAATCAGTTTATTGGCATCACCAAAAGGAAGCTGCTTAATAATATCTTCATCACTGATTGTTCCTTTTAACTTCATTAGATTATCAATGATTGATGTTTCATCTTGTGGCATATCTCTGTTAAAAATGAAGTCAACTTCTTCATCAAAGAAATCTTTGTATTGCTTTAATTGAATATCGAAATCAAAGAACCATTTTAGCTGTTCTAACGAATCCTGAAACTCTGTTTCTGTATCATTTGTATCAAGTTCAAGGTCATAATAAGCAGATTGAATATTCATTTGGTTAGGTGTGCCGCTATTGAGGTTTTTAACATCAGCACCGCCACCATTCTCAATTATGGCTTTCTTGAATATGTCCAGTATAGCTTTGTAGTTTTCAGCATTTACTTCAATTTGAAGTGTATCAACGCCACCTTTTAATTCATTGGTGTTTCTTACTTTGATAGCACCATATGCTGATAGATTATGCCTGAAATCTCCTAGGTTTTCACCATCATAGTTCATGATGATAAGAATAGTGTTTCTGCTGTCTTCAAGCATGTTATTAGTAAATACCGTTGTGATTGTATTGATGCCATCCTGTAAAGACTTCACACGTTTTAACAAAGGATGTTCAATATCATTAATTTTAAAAGGTATCAAGGGTATTCGTTCAAATTGAAATGCCTGTTGTTCGATAACTTCATCACCCTGCATTTTCGTAAAGGTTAGATAGTTATGTATCGTTTCTCCTTTTGTTTTGTCATAAAGCAATACACCACCCTTATAGATGAAGTATCTAACACCTTCGATTGTATACAGTTCCAAGTGTTCTATATCTTCAACATGACCGTTTGAGAAACGAACAGGTTTCTTATAATATCGCCAAAAGAAATCAATTTCAGTATGCTCATCATCTTTCCAAAAAACCTTGACCTCATATGATTTAAACTGCTTTAGCTTTAATTCGCCGTTTTCATCATAGTAAGGATAGATGTATGATATACCACCATTGTTAGCATCTTTTGCAACGTTTTTCAGCAATTTAAAAAAGCGTTTCTTGAAGTATTTTTGCAATACATCAGAATACGCTCTATTTTGTGCATCTATTGCAAAAGGTTTCCCAACCAAATGATTAACTTTTTGATTGACTAATCTTTTATATTGATTATCTGTAATCCTTTTGTTTGGAAGATTATTAACTTCTTCAAGTTGCCCATCTTTACCAATAGCCATACGTTTATACTTGGCTATATCTTGAATATCACGATAATATTCATCACCTTTAATTTGGTCCTTGCGTTCTTTAGAAACCAACCAATCAGCCAATTCTAATTCTAGCCACTTTAGATTGTAGGCTGTTTCTTCTAGTGGATTGTTCAACATATCATTCAATTTGCTCACTCCCTTCCGTACCCAATTAAACATTCAATCACCTCTCTAATCCCATGAATAAATATCACCAACAATATATCCTTCCAATGCATAACGCATTGCATCCATCAAATGGTTAAAATCATCTATAGGAACATTTAGTTTCTTGTTAAATTCATCTTTATCCCACTGATAGTTGGATATTTCAGTTATAAAATTAACGCATCTAGGATGGATAATAATTTCATAGTCTTGTATGAAGTCTATTCCATTCTTAACACTGTCTTTTCCTTTCCTAGCACCATGAACACGTAATCCTAACGTTCTCAATCTATCATTTGATTTTGGTTCAGCACTATCAGCCGTTATTCTTTCTTTTGCATACCCCATTTCTGTTATCTTGGCATGGATTCTTTCGTTTGACATTCCATATTCATACATTTCATCAAACACATAAATCTTTTTGTTTGTCTGGTCAACCAAACCACAGAATAAGGCAGTAGGGTCATTTGTATATCCATAATCAAGACCAAATGCACTTTTAACCGTTGACATTCTTCTAACTGCATCAATATCAAATGCTTCTTCTTTCCAGTTTTCAAATATCAATCCATCAACAATACCCCAGTCACCTAAACCAGCAACTTTATAACGCTTTGGATTTTCCTTTTTCATACGCTCAAACACTCTTAAATCAGCTTCATCTAAGAACTCATTGCACATGTAATTAGTAGTTTTAGCTAGAATATCAGGATCAGGCCTTGCATCAAAGAATCGTGATTTAATCCATATTTTTTCATTCCAAGGGTTGAAAGTTAGTGTAATCTGTTTCCATAATCCTTCTGGAACAGCACCACGAATAGATTCATCAAGTGTATTGAAATCATCTTCTTTTGATATTTCATAGGCTTCTTCAATCCACATCCAACATAAAACACCCACATCAACAGCAATAGATGTAACTTTCAAAGGATCATCTAATCCTCTAAAGTAAATCTTCTGTCCTGTAGGTTTATAAGTTATTTCTAAAGGTGATTCAGTACACTTCCAAAACGCATCTACTTCTAGCTTATGGATTGCCCATTTAAGCTGCGTATAAACACTGTCTTTTAATGTTCTTCCTGTTTTACGTATAACAAGCAGATTAGCTTGCGGATGCTTCATCATGTTCTTGATGTAGTCTAATGCAGTGGTAGCACTCTTTTTAGAAGCGCGTGACCCTTTGCATATTCTATACCTTCCCTTGAACCTCAAATAATCGTCATAGCCGCCACCAACCATCTGTCTGAATGATATCTTCTTAACTTGACTCTTCATCTATATCATCAACAATAACGATTGGTACTGCTCCTTCAACTTCCACTTTATCAGTGAATAGCCTATAACGTTTTCCAAGCAATTCAGCAGCTTTAAGTTGTTCACGTTCATCAGGTAATTTCTTAACTTTGACCGCCTGTGACATCCCATCACCGCATCCTTCCACAACGACAATCTCACTTTCAGATTGACCACGCATCACACTGGTTAGATACTTTAATACTTCGTCTTGTTTAGCAATCAATGCATCTTCCTTTTCAGCCATGCGTTTATCTATATACTCTTTGATTGTAGTGTTTTGTAGTAGTTTACTAGCATTTGTATTTGCATAATTACTTGAATATCCTGCTCTGATAGCTGCTTGTGTTGCATTCAGATCAATTAGGTATTCATCACAGAAAAGTTTTTGTTTAGCTGTCATTCTAGCTGCCATCATGCAACACTCCTTTTCTTTCTTTAATTTCAATATTCTAATTCCAATTATTCAGCTCATTAGGTGCAACTATCATTTATATGTTTAAAGAAGAATAATGCCAATACAACTTATGACCATGAAAGAATTAACTGCGATTTTTTTATAAAGGTTGATAGTTACACCAAATCAAATGAATAAATAAATTAATAAGAACACAAAAAAAGCCACCAGCATATAGCTGACAGCCATTTAGCCGCATCAGGTGCAGCCATTTCATCATTTATACTGTTTTATATATAAAGAGAAGCCACCCACAACACGTATACCTTAATTACATTTATTCACTGTAATCATTTTATCACAA